GATCTTTAGAAACTTTCCCTTTTAATTTAACGTTATAGTCAGGAATTGTTGGAAGTGGTTTTTTATTAGCAACTGCATCATCCTTTGGTCTTGCTGGTGCAGTATCAAGAGCATCTCTAGTCTCAGGTTTAGTTTTAACAACCTCAGGTTTCTTAGTTTTTTCTGATCTATCTGCTAGATAACCAGCATACCCAAGTCCTGCAGCACCAGTTCCAAACATACCAGCCCTTCCAACTCTGGTCTTTGATAATCTGCTAAGAAATCTTGCAGCAGCACCAAGACCTCTGAGGACACCCTCATTAAGTACTTCTACATCGTGATACTTTTCTTTATCATACATCTCATTGACAAAGTTTGTTGCAACTTCATCTTCAATACCCCGATCAATGAGATGTTGATATATCTCTTCGTATATATTTTCCATTTAAAATAGTTTTTAGATATTTAGGTATCTAATTGTCTCATAATACGAAGAAACCGCCTTATCAGGGCGGTTCTTATGCTTCTTCTTAAATTCTTGTAATGCTGCTCTCCTATCACGCATTGCTTGTGGTTTGAGAGTTGGTTTTTGTTCTTTCTTGGAGTGATGCTGCCAATTTGGAATGTTCATCATTCTTGTATTTCTGAAAGGACCATACGGGAAAATCCCTTTACCTTATCAAACTTTGTGACACTTTCAAATTTGTCTTGCATATCATGCTTGTGAGAGATGACAAAGATGTTAGCATCCTTAATAACAAATCTGATAATCTTGAGGAACTCATCGGTTCCAAATCCATCAAGTGAAGAATCAAACACTTCGTCCATAATCAGCAGGTTGGTGTTTACAGAGTTTTTGACACGCGCTACTTCACGCCAAGTGAATAATAGGGCAAGGTCGATTCTCATCTTT